GGCCTGTTGCCGATTATTTATTGAGAATGGAGTGAGAGAATGGAAAAAGACATCGAGCGTTGGTTGGGAAATCAACTCAAAAATCTGGGGTGCATATATATGAAATTCGTATCACCAGGAAATGATGGGGTGCCGGATCGGATTGTAATCTTACCGGGTGGCCTAGTCGTGTTCGCTGAACTAAAAGACGAGAAAGGGCGATTAAGGCCTAATCAACGCGTGCAGATAGAACGGATGCGAAAGCTGGGCGCCAGCGTTTCCGTAGTTACTGGTAAATTAGGGGCTACATTGTTTGTTGATGATATAAGAAGGGCGATTCATGAACTTTCATCCACACGATTATCAAAAGATAGCAATTCAAAGAATCATTGACCATACACATTATGGGCTGTTACTTGATATGGGCTTAGGCAAGACAATTTCTACACTAATCGCTATCGAGCAGCTAATGTATGACCAATTCGATATTAAAAAAGTGCTTCTTATCGCACCTAAAAAAGTAGCAGAATCGACTTGGGTGCAAGAGGCTAACAAATGGAATGAAACAAGCTATTTGAAAATAGCATCTGTGCTAGGTCCTGAAAAGGACCGCATCAAAGCACTTGAAAGTGATTCTGATATCTATGTGATGAATCGTGAGAACGTGCAATGGCTGTATGAATACTATCGTAAGAAGTCGTTCCCTTTTGACATGCTTGTTATCGATGAAAGTTCATCCTTTAAGAATCCCCAGGCTAAACGGTTTAAGGCCATGCGAAAAATGAGGCCTTTCTTCAAACGAGTAGTGATTCTAACAGGAACACCGGCACCGAATACGTTAATGGATGTATGGGCGCAGATGTATTTATTAGATGGTGGTGAACGATTAGGTAAGACCTTGACCGAATATCGTACACGGTATTTTACACCGGATAAAACCAACGGGCACGTCGTGTATAGCTACCGATTGTTACTGGGAGGTGATAAGGCGATATTCAGTAAGATGCAAGATATCTGTATGAGCTTAAAAGCTAAAGATTATCTAACACTGCCAGACCGTATCGAAAATGTCATCACAGTGGAAATGAATCCCAAAGAATGGGCGCTATACAAAGAAATGGAACGTGATCACGTTCTAAGCTTAGTTGATGATGACGATGTAAGCGCACTCAATGCAGCATCCTTGGCCGGTAAATTATTACAACTGGCTAATGGTGCTATCTATACCGATGAAGGTGAAACCATTATCGTACACAATGAAAAGGTTGAGCGATTGAAAGAATTGGTAGAAACAAATGAGGGAAAACCGATGTTAGTATTCTACAATTTCAAACATGACCTGCAAGCGATTAAAGAGTCCTTTCCAAAAGCTGTCGAATTAAAGACAGATGACGATGTGGCCGAGTGGAATAAAGGAAACATTCAAATGTTACTGGCCCATCCCGCATCGGCTGGATACGGACTAAACCTTCAAGCTGGTGGCAACATCATTGTCTGGTATGGATTAACGTGGAGCTTGGAGCAATATCAACAAGCTAATGCGAGGCTACACCGGCAAGGCCAAACGCAACCGGTTATTATCCATCATCTAGTAACAAAAGGAACGATGGACGAGCAAGTGATGAAAGCATTAGAGCGTAAGGAAGTAGGGCAAGATGCACTACTCGAAGCCATTAAATATCGTAAGGAATTGTACAAGGAGTAAAACGTTATGCAAAAAAAATGTAGAAAGTGCGGTACGAAGTTTACGGTTAAAACTTCGGAAGATTATTGTCCGGAGTGCATGGAAGTTATGACGCCTCCGCCGACCGGTACTAAGTTAGAAGTTAGAGAGTGCGAAGGTTGCGGAGAGCCGTTTGAATATTTTAGAAAGCCGCAGGGCCGACCACGTAAATATTGCCCTGATTGTGCAATTAAATTCTGTCATAAATCCAAGAAAGAAGTTGAGGAGGAAGCAAAAATGAATACAGTAGACAGTAACAAGACAGAAGATAGACAGAAGGAAGACAGTAGCAAAGAAACTGTTCAAGTACCAGCTGTTGAGCATATGGATAAGATGTATGGAAATATTGAGCACGATGCCGTGAATCATCCATCACATTACACCAGAGGTAAGATTGAAGTGATTGACTTTATCGAAGATCAACAACTCCCGTATCATCTAGGTAATGTTATCAAGTACATCGCACGTGCTGGGTACAAGGGTGATAAACTCGAAGACCTAAAAAAAGCGCGTTGGTATTTGGATAGATACATCAATGAGGTGATGGGGAATGGAACACTTTAAACAAGGGGACTGCGTGTTAGTATCAAATGACAACAAGCATTGGTATCATAGGCATTTCTATCGTATTGATGATGTATGGGGCGGTACCGGTAAGGCGCTTGTGTATGCTGAGGGTAAAAGTCCATGGACGGTGAGCCGTAAGCACGAGGACCAGTATAAGCTATACGAGATATGGAGATATTGCAAGGGGGCGGAAGAGTGACCGATAAAGAGTACATGCAACAAATATTACGAATTGATGACCGCATAGATTCCATTAAGCGTGATATTGAGGCACAGATAGAACGTAAGGCGGATACCTTGTCCGCCACGGACTACAGCAAGGATAGGATATCCGGCGGGCATTGCGGCGATTTATCCGGTATAGTAGCGGGTATTGAGCAATGTGTCGAACTGCAACGAAAGGAAATAGAACGGTTAAAAGCCATTAAGGCAGAAGTCCGTTGGGTGATTAGCCAAGTACGGCCGAATGAGTTGGCGGTCTTACTGACTGAGCGCTACGTACAGGGGAAGAGTTGGAAAGAGCTAGCAGGTATCCTATTCTATAGCGAGGCAAGAGTACGTGGCGAGCTACACGATAGGGCCCTAGTAGAGGTAGGGCGTATACGTGCTAGATTGAAATAGCGTTGACAATACAAAACGATACAAAACGATACATCGACATGTGGTATACTGTAGGTGTGAAAGTTGGGAAACTTCACAGGAAGTGAATAAGAAAAGGGCGCCAGATGTACTTGGCGTCCTTTTGTATTATGCAGGTTTAATCAATATCATCATAGGGGGTACCTGTTCGTAATGCAAATGTAATCCTTTCAAATAACAAACTATATCAAAATAAATTCGCGACACCTATGAGTTGTTTTCGTACAAAATAGAATAGCCTTGTTTAACTACAACCAATACATAATGTAAGAGATTTCCTTGAGTACTTAACTATATCAAATCACTACTCCTATGATGATATTGATTAAGCCTACAAATAAAATCTAACTGCCAACAGAAAGGAGAGAATAGTATGACAGATATTACTTGCCATATTAAAGATTGTTTACATAACAAACGTAATAAGTGTACTGCTAATGCTATTGTCCTTGGCAGTAAAGGTAATTGTAAAGCCAAAGCCTTTGCTAAAGATATGATGAAACATTCACGCAAACAGCACTGGCGAGGGGGCATGTATGGGGGCTAGGGCCTCAGCCTCAATAGGGGGCCTATAAGGTACTCCAAATGAAAAATATTTTGCGTGGGTCATCCGAACCCCGCGGAATAGCTAGTTAGTTATTTTTCCGAACTGCTGTTCGGCTTCAAAAACGGTCAACTTTTGAAAGGAGGCGAGGCTGTGACGAACGTAACAATCGTTGACGAATTAGTATCATCTAAAATTGTGGCAAAAGTGCTTGGCATCAGCTCTCGACGTGTTCAGCAGTTGACCGAGGACGGTATATTCGAAAAGGAAAAACGCGGACAGTACAATATTGCGAAAACAGTACAAGCATTTATTGCGTATAAAACCGGAGAAAGTAAACTTGAAAAGAAAGTACGTGAAGGCGGGTATGATGCGGAACGAACTTTGTTAACTAGAACAAAACGGATGATTGAAGAGAACAAACTGAAGATCATGAATGGAGAATTGCATCGTTCTAACACAGTTAAAGCCGTAATGAATCGAATGTTGAATAACTTTAAAAGTAAGCTCCAGGCGTTGCCGTTAAAAGCTGCACCTAAAGTGTTAGGGGAGACGAATTTGTTAGTCATTCAAGATACACTTCTCGATGAGGTAAATGAGTGCCTAACTGAATTGTCTGAATATGACCCGAACATGTTCCACGATGAATCCGATGACATCATCGTGGATGACGACGAGGCAGGTGAAGGTGATTGAAGCACACATGCAACCTATTCAAAGGGCTGGCCAGTGTCCTAAAACCACCGCCAAAGTTTACTGCTTCAGAATGGGCGAACGCCAATGTGGTGCTTTCCACAGAGGATAGCGCCGAACCAGGGAAGTATTCCACCGATAGGGCACCATATCAAAAAGAAATGCTTGATGCGGTGAGTGACCCAGATGTTGAAAAAGTAGTCTATATGACCGGCTCACAAATAGGTAAGACCCAGCTCATTAAAAATGTGTTGGGTTATTTTATTGACTACTTTCCTTCACCAATTATGTTCATGCAGCCAACAAAAGATATAGCTAAAGAGTTTTCTAAAACTCGTATTGCTCCCTTTATTCGTGACACAAAAGTATTGAACGATAAAATGGCCGATGTAAAATCTCGGGACAGTGGCAATACGGTATTGAATAAGACCTTTCCAGGTGGTTACCTGACATTAGTCGGTGCGAACGCTCCAGCAGATTTGGCATCTAGGCCAATTCGTGTATTATTAGCGGACGAAATTGACCGCTACCCAGCATCAGCGGGGACGGAGGGCGACCCTTTGAGCCTGGCAGAAAAGCGTACTAATACGTTCTACAATCGAAAGCACGTGTACGCATCTACCCCGTTGGCCAAAGGTACCAGCCGGATAGAAAAGTTGTATCTGGGTGGTACGCAAGAGGTATGGCACATTAAGTGCCCTGCGTGTGGCGAATACGTGTATCCTTCCTGGGATAAGTTCCACGCAGACGAGGATACAGGCAAGTACTATTTGGCCTGTGATCACTGCGGAACACTATCCGAAGAGTTTGAATGGAAGAAACTGTATCGAGAGGGTAAATGGATTGCGGAAGCGCCGGAGAATTTAAAGAAGTACAATTGCCGAAGCTTTCACATGAACGTGTTTGGCTCGCCTTGGGCATCTTGGAGAAAACTCCAAGGTAAATATGAGGAAGCACTTAAACTCGGAACTGTCGGCATCATGACATTCTTTAATACAGAAATGGGAGTTCCTTATGAAGAGGATACCGAAACACTGCAGGCTGAAGTGCTCTACGAACGTAGAGAAGACTACGGCGCGGAGTTGCCGGACGGTGTTCTACTCTTAACATGTGGTGTCGATACTCAGGATGACCGCTTAGAGTGTGAAATTGTAGGCTGGGGGAAAGATTATGAGAGCTGGGGTATACAATACTTCAGATTATATGGAGACCCTGCTTACGACGCAGTATGGAAAGAATTAGACGATATTATTTTAAATCGTACATGGTCTTATGCTGATGGTAGAAAACGAGGCGTATCCGTTACGTGTATTGACTCCGGTGGTAGTAAGACCCAATCGGTATATAAGTACTGCTCAACTAGATGGCATAAGCGCGTGTACCCTATTAAAGGTGTAGGCGGTGCAGGTAAAGACCTGATTGACGGCTTGCCTACTAAGTTGAAAAAATACAAAACTAAATTATTTAAGCTCGGCGTAGATACGGGCAAGGAACAAATTTATAGTGACTTAAACCAAGAAAAAGGACAGCCGAGGTATTGCCACTTCCCAAAAGATCATGAAAAAGGGTATGGGAAGAAATACTTTGAAGGTCTGTTGGCAGAAATGAAAGTTTCTAAATTAGTTAATGGCCATTTTAAAGAACAATGGGTGCTACGCCCGGGACGAAAAAGAAATGAACCATTTGATATTAGAAACTATAATCAAGCTGCTATTGCAATTATGAACCCGAACTTCGAGGCGTTAGAGGCGCGGAATAGTAAGGAAGAGTATACGCCGTATCAGAATACGACGCGTGTAGTGAAAGCGGGCGATGCGCCGAAGAAACGAACGAGACGACGTGTTAGGGGAGGAGGAATTCGATTATGACAATCCTACAAAGGATTATGGAAGAATTAAATATTCGTGAAGTGCACGAAATACCTACCGCTCTAACAAAGACGTTGCTAGATTCGAATACCCGTTCGGTACTTTTGAAGGCGATAAAACCGTACTATTCGTATGAAGCGTTACTTGCTGAATTTGAAGAACATAGTGCAGATAGAAAAAACTATATGCAAGATTACACGCCACAATGTGTACTAGATATAATCGGAGGTATTACCCCTGGCGGTGATGTTCGCGATGTGTGCGCAGGGATTGGCGGTTTGTCCTTAGCCAAATTTAAGGCAGATAATACCGTGACACTAAGGCTTGAGGAGTATTCAAAAAACGCAATAGCCTTTATGCTGCTTAATCTGTTAATGGCCAATATCGATGCAGAAGTAGTAGAGAAGAACGTTCTTACCAATGAAGAGCTTTTATACTATAAAGTGGAATCCGCAGCATCTGGCTTTGGCCAAGTGGCTAAAGTAGATATGCTAGAAAGTAAAAAATATAATACCGTGATTAGTAATCCACCTTATAGTCAATCTTGGGCTCCGCAAATGGATGAACGCTTTGAAGGATATAAGTTGGCACCAAAGAGTAAAGCCGATTTTGCTTTTATACTTGATGGGCTATATTCGCTGAACGCATCGGGTACAGCGGTCTTTATATTGCCACATGGTGTCCTTTTTAGGGGGCAAGCAGAAGGCGATATACGGCGTAAGCTTATTGAGGATAATCTACTTGACGCGGTCATAGGGCTGCCTTCTAATCTGTTTACCAATACAAGTATACCTGTGTGTATATTGGTATTTAAGAAAAATCGAGCCAACACCGATATTTTATTTATTGATGCACAAAAAGATTTCGTTAAGCACAAAAATAAAAATGTAATGACCGCCGAACAGGTGGAAAAAGTCATTAAAGCCTATAAGGAACGAGCAGATATAGATCGGTATTCTAGTAACATTAGCGTGTCTACTATTTTAGATAATGACTATAATCTGAATATTCCCCGCTACATTGACAGCTTTGAACCGGAAGAAATACCAGATGCGGTACAGCTCGCCAAAGACTTAAACGAAATTAATAGAGAAAGCCGGACGTTGGGATTAGAAATTGCGGAGATGTTAAAGCAATTAGTTTGTACGGATCCAGATGCGCAGAAAGAGCACGATGAATTTATAAAAGAATTTACAGAGTTTTTGGTATCCTCTGATAGCGCGTGCACAGTTGAGGAGCAAGAAGCCGTGATAAAAAAAATAGAAGATGTTAAAAAGTATTTACTTCAAAAGATGTTTGTGTAATGTTAAGAAATTACAAAAGAATTAAAATTACGGAAGTTGCTGATATACTGGGGCGGCCTAAGAAGAATCAAATATATCCAGAAGGCTGTATTTGCTTACAGGTATCTGCTAGTAAAGGTGAATTGCTATATCTAAAAGAAGCACAACAAGTTGATGCTAAATATGTAGTGATTCAACCACGAAACGTAATTCCCTATTATTTATATTTGATAATAGAAAAGGCAATGCCCGAATTTTTATATAAATATAGGCAAGGTCTAAATATATCAGCTCATGATATCAAACACATGGAGATATTGTGCCACACGGATGTGGAAACGCAGGCTTTAATAAGCATGATGTTCCAATCTATGCATGGCACAAGTCTAAGCGCTCAATATGGGCGCTTTTTTAATGCGTGAAAGGAGGTGAAAGGATGGCAGAATGGACAATATATGAGGCAAAAGAGCACTTACAGGCGTGGCTAGAAGCAGATTTAGCGCTGGCAACAGGCAAAGAATACACCATAGGTAATCGTCGGTTAACTCGTGCGAATGTGCAAGAGGTGAAAGACCGTATCAACTTTTGGCGCAACGAAGTAGCTCGGCTCGAGAATCGACCTCGACGTCGTGCATATCGTGTCATTCCGCGGGATATATGAGTAAACGTAAGAAGCAATTTATGAAAACCGCAGCAGGCAGGCACAAAGCAACGCAATATTCTGGGAGTAAAACAAACTCCGGCTATTCTAATCACGGCGCTAATAGTTTTAAATCTAGCGCCAAAGGGTACCAGGTTAACTCTCAGGATGCAAGGCATGATATCGATGCTAACTTTAGGATGCTACGGGCAAGGTCTGTAGACCTCCAACAAGGTACACCGATTGCGGCTGGAGCGCTGAAGACGAATAAAACCAATGTTATTGGTCCTGGCCTAAGGTTTAAAGCCAATATCCGATATGAGGAATTGGGGTTAACGTTTGAAGAAAAGAACGCATGGGAACGGAAGACCGAACGTGAGTTCGCAATGTGGGCGAAGCACTGCGATGCACGCGAACAGACTGATTTCTACGGAATTCAGGCTCTAGTGTATTATGAAAAACTATTGTACGGCGATTCATTTGTAAATTTACCACTGCTGTTTAATCAAACGGATAAGAATCCTTACCCGTTGCGATTGCAGATTGTTGAATCGATTCTTGTAGCTTCTCCGCCTAAATATATGGGACGAGAAGAAGACGAGAATAACGACGTCATTCACGGCGTTAAGTTTAATAAATATGGCGCCGCCGTTGGCTTCTACGTATTAAATAAGCTGTATAACTCTTTTAACGATGATCATGACTACACATATATTCCGAAGTACGGCACACAAACCGGGCGGCGTAATATTATCCAGGTTATGACGATTGAGCGAAGTGGCCAGTTGCGTGGCATCCCTATATTGTCTCCGGTAATCGAGGATTTGAAAGTGCTTAGCCGGTACAATGATGCGGAAGTCATGAAGGTATTAGTCAATGCCTTGATGGCAATCTTCATTGAATCGGAAGCACCGGACGACATGTCACTAGGGACTGCGATTGACGAAGACGATCAAGTGGATGCTGATAACGACGAAACAATCGAATTAGGCAATGGCACAGTTAACGTATTGGCGCCTGGTGAAAAAGTGAATGTAGCCGAAAAAACGCCAATACCAACGAGCTTTGCGGACTTTACGTCCTCACTTATTAGCCACGTAGGTGCAGCACTAGAAATTCCATATGAAATTTTAGTTAAGCACTTTGGACAAAGTTACTCCGCATCAAGAGCGGCGTTACTCGAATATTGGAAGTCTGTTGAAACGCAACGTGCCGAATTTATTACTCAATTTTGCAATCCTATTTACGAGGAGTGGCTTACGATGGCCATTCTATTAGGTCGCATTGATGCACCAGGTTTCTTTGATGATCCAATCATCCGAGAGGCGTGGCTAGGTGCTGAGTGGTACGGACCTTCACAAGGCCAATTAGACCCACAGAAGGAGGCTACTGCAGCAGAAATTCGTGTTAAGAATGCATTTAGTACTCGTGCTAAGGAAGCGGCAGAGCTTACGGGCATGGATTATGAAAATGAAATCTTACCGCAACGTATTCGAGAACACCAATCTATGGATGAAGGAGGCTTGTTGAATGAACAAGGACAACAAATTTCAGTTCAAAATTCGAACTCCGCTAAATCTGATTCAGGAAGCGGAGACGATTGACGTCGATATTTACGGCGTAGTCATGAATGGAATCGATTATTGGGGAGAAGGTACGGGCGTTTCAAACGTACTATCACAACTCCAAGGGTTGGATCCGTCTCAAAACATCGTTCTACATGTTAACTCTGTAGGCGGCGAAGTATCGGCGGGCGTTACAATCTACAACCGATTGCGAGCTTTACAAAATAAGAAATCTGTTATCATCGAAGGCCTAGCGGCATCCATTGCCTCTATTATTTCAATGGCAGGCGATGAAATTCATATGGCTCTGGGTAGTGAAATGATGATTCACAATCCAAGCTCATATGCATTTGGTGAAGCAGATGATTTTGAAAAAGCTGCGGAATCGTTACGCAAAACCAAAGAAAATCTTATCGATATTTACGAAACCCGCACCGGGTTAACTCGTGAAGAAATCGCAACTATGATGGATGACGAAACTTGGTTAACAGCAAGGGAAGCATTGGAAAAAGGGTTCTGCACAAGTGTAGATGAATCCTTGCAAATGGTTGCATGCCGTAAAGGCACTGACTTAATTGTCAATGGTTTACCGATGAGTATGGATGTACTCAAAGGGTTGCCTGTTGATAAATATGAAGAGAAAGGAGAGGAGCCAATGGAAGTAACTGCTGAATTGTTACGTACAGATTATGCGGAAGTATATGATGAGGTATTTAATGCGGGCGTTGCTGCTGAACGTGCACGTTTACAAGCCCTTGATAGGATTAATAACGAAGCACGCGCGGAAGTTATTAATCGTGCTAAATACGAAACATACGCTACTGTTCAAGATGTAGCTGTTGAATTACTCAATATGCCACAACCTGAACAACCAACTAATCAATTACAGCAATTAGTGCAAGATGCTAACAATGCATCTAATCAAGTTGACACGGTCCCTGGTCAAGTGCTTGACGAGGATATAGATGATTCTGAAAAAACAATGCAAATTGTTGATCGTGTAATGAAAGCACGCAATAAGAAATAAGGAGGGCAGATAATATGCCATACGTGGAAGAACAAAAGTTAGAGTACAAACCTCTAATCGCTGGCACACAAATGCCAGTCGTTACTAAGAAAGTAACAATCGGTCAAGATGCTGCAGTAATTAAGGCAGGCACAGTATTAGAATTAGAAGCTACTTCTAAAAAAGCTAAACGTGCGGATACAGATGTATACGGTGTAGCGTTAGCTGATATTGATGCTACGAAAGGCGATGTAGTAGCCGAAATTGCTGTAACAGGTGAATTTGCCACAGCGAATTTAGTATTTGCTTCTGGCAAAACAGCGGAAGGCTTCACCGCAAAAGCTGAAGCCCGCAACATTTATTTCCGTTAATAAGGAGGATACATGGATAATATTTACGCACCAAAAACACTTGCTGCGGTGGTTCGTCGTACTCCCGATGTGCCATCCTTTTTGAAAGACTTATTTTTCAAAGATACAAAAACATTCTTAACAGAAACAGTTTCATTTGACATTGTAAAAGGTCGCCGTACTATTACACCTTGGGTGGCACCTAACTCTACAGCGCCTTTATCTCAACGCACAGGCATGACTACAACCACGTATAAACCTGCGCAAAAGAAAGAAAAACGCCCTATCACAGAAAATGATATCAAGGTCCGCCAAGCAGGCGAACAACCGTTTGCGGGCACTGTAACTCCTGAAGAACGTGCTATCCTACTCTTGGCGCAGGATACACAAGAATTAAAGGATAACTTGGTACGTTCTCAAGAAGTTATGGCGGCAGACGTATTACTCAATGGTCAGGCACACATCAAAGGCGAAGGCATTGATGACGTTGTAGACTTTAATTTTACAAATAAAGAAACATTATCTGGTACTGCACGTTGGGGCCAATCTGCTGCAGAAATTGTGGCTAACATTATCAAATGGAAAAAGAAATGCTTGAAAGCATCTGGTTTTAATCCAAATACGTTGGTCATGAACTCCGAAACATTAGAAGTAATGCTTTCTGATAAAAAAATCTTGGCATTATTTGATAATCGTCGTACAGAAATGGGTCTTTTGCAATTTGAACAAATGGCGGAAGGTGCTGTATATGTAGGTTTCATGGGTGGCCAAATCCAATGTAATGTGTTTACCTATGATAACTATTACGTAGACCCAACAGACGGCCAAGAAAAAGAAATGGTGCCTACCGGTAAATTGTTGGTAGCTTCTGATATGGCTAAATTCACTAAATTGTATGGCGCTAATACAATCATCCCTGGTGAAGGTATGGACTTTGTAACATATGAAGGCGAATATGTTTTGCGTCGATTGGTTAATCGTGACCCTGATGCGGTATTTTTGGAATTACAATCTCGCCCTATTTACGTTCCATTTGATGTAGATTCCTACTTCGTAGCGGACGTATTGTAATTGAAAGGAGGTAAGACTAATGCCTGTACAAGCTAAGCACGCGATTAATACCGGTGATTAACCTGAGAATGAGAAGGAGCGCTTATTTCGTTTAGGCGCAGCTGTTGTAGTTGGTGTTGATGATAAAAACAATGCAGAAGACTCTTTTGCGGAAGCTCTTGGCGTTATGACAAATGTGGATATCGCCGATTATGGTAAATCTATTGGACTTGATTTTGCAAGCAAAGCCACAAAGGCGGACATGATTTCCGATATCCTTGCTTCTGATGTGGACATCAACTTGGCACTCTTATCCGATGAAGCACTTCGCGTAATGGCATCTGCTGAACAATTGGATGTTCCGGAAAACGCTACTCGTGAAGAACTCATCAACATCTTAGGTGAATAAGCATGGGATTTAAGGACTTTGCGCAAAATGACATTGAAAAGGTGTTTATCAATTCCGAGGAATTTGCCGAAGTACATAATCTAAATGGCACGCAGTGCTATGCAGTGGCGGAAGGTCTTACCGATAAGCAGCATGTCGAAATCATGGGCCAGGATATTGAAGGGTTGATTTACGATACGATTATAGTACACGTGGCCAAGCGGGATTTACCTGAGGTGCCGGAGTACAATCAAATCTTTCGCTTTAACGGCCGCATTATGATGGTCCAATCATGTGAAGATGACATGGGTGTGCTGAGCATTGTCCTTAGGGGGAATAACTCGTGAGTGTAACTATTGACATAAAAGGGCTGAAGGAAGGGCTAGCTAAGATAGACGCGCTAGTCGTTGGTACCCCGAAAACCACAGCAAAAGCTATCAACAAAGCGTTGCCTAAAATCAAAAAGGCTACAGTTGATCGTGTTAACGAAGAGTACCTAGTTACTAAATCGAATATCAATAAAACCATAAAGGTGGATAAGGCAGGCATGACTTTATCTGCCTTTATTCGTTCAAAGGGTAGACCGATAGCTCTTACTAAATTCAGAGTTACGCCAAAAAGTCCGCCTAAACGGAGAGGGCGCATAGTCAAAGCGCAAGTAATGCGGAACGGTGGCGGAGGGCCAATCCCTAATGCTTTTATTGCTCGTATGAGGAGTGGACATATCGGGGCGATGTATCGTAAGGGTGCAGACAGGTATCCGATAGGGCAATTTCACGGCCCTTCGGTACCAAGCATATTGGGTGATGCCAAGATATCCGCTTTTGTTGGGAATAAAGCAGAGCAGGAATTGCAAAAGCAAATGGAACTCGCGCTCGACACATTAATAGGAGGGTAATCGATGACACCTACGCAATTAGCAACGGATTTGGGAGAATTCCTAAAGAAGGTGCACGCTAATTACTTTAGCGATGACGCACAAGTAAAGGGGAATCCTTTATTAGTTGTACCGGGATTTTTAAAAATGAAAGAATCATCCAGGGAGGACCAATATCCACATCTTGTTATTCGCATTAATAAGATTGAGGATACCTTGCAGGGGTCAACTGTCCAACTATTTCTAATCCACGGCGTGTACTCCGAGGATGTGGAAAAGGGATGGATGGAGATTACTAATTTCTTAGAAACAACAAGGCAAGCACTACTTGCCCATCCTGTTATTGCTAACAGGTACCGTTTAGTCCTGGATGATAAACACGGAATTGATACCGACATCCCTCCGGATCAAGCCTATCCGTATTGGGAGGGATTTATGACGGTTAAATATGATATCGAACAAATACGAGAGGAGATGATTATTTAATGGCAAAAGCTGATGCACCAGTTGAAGTTGTAAATGAAGCAATTGAGACTGCGGAAAAAACAGTTACATTTAAAGATGCTAAACAAGTAATCTACTTAGGTCCTAATAGTGCTGAATTAGGTCTTTCCACAGGTACCGTTTATATTGACGGCATTCCTGCCACGGTAGGTGAAGATAAAGCAATGCTACGCTTGTTGTTTGTGCCAATTAATAAGATTGCAGAAGCACAGCAAGAATTAGCAACAGAAGGTACAGCGATGAACACTGCTTATCTTGAATTTAAAAAAGGAGGTCGTAGATAGTGGGAAACTATAGACACGGAATTTATACAAGAGAGGTACCTACTTCTCTTATTTCTATGACAGAAGCTACGGCAGCCTTACCGGTTTATGTTGGCACCGCACCTGTACACTTAGCTACAGACCCAGCGGAAGCTAATAAAGCTGTATTGTGCTACAACTACGCATCTGCCACTACTCAATTGGGCTACTCTAAAGAATGGGATAAATACACGCTATGTGAAGCTATGTACTCCCAATTCTCTTTATTTGGAATGGCACCGGTTGTTTTTATTAATGTTCTTGATCCGAAGAAACATAAGAAGACGTTAGCGTCTACTGAAAAACAAATTCAGGACAAAGTCGTAACCATTGAAGACCCCGTATTACTCAATACGTTAAAGGTATCTGCTACCAATGGGGGTGCGGCAGCAACTATCAATGTTGATTACACAGCGGCGTTTAACGATGAAGGCAAATTGTTGATTGGCATCGTAGCTACAGGCGCACTCAAAAGCGCAACATCTGTTTGGGTAACTTATGATTATGTAGACCCATCTATGGTAACTGCCGACGATATCGTAGGCGGTGTGGATACAGAAGGTAAGCGTAAAGGTTTGGAACTTATTAATGAAGTATTCCCTCGCTTTGGCTTAATCCCTGGTAACTTATTGGCGCCGGGCTGGTCTCATAACACGCTCGTAGCTGCTGTGATGAAAGCAAAAGAAACTACCATTAATGGTATGTTCCAAGCTATGTCCTTGTGCGATGCACCAACAGATGAAATTAAAAAAGCAACTGCAGTTAGCGAATGGAAGAATAAAAAGAACTACGTCGACGAACGTCAAATCTTATGTTGGCCAAAAGTAGCGTTAGCTAATCGCCAATTCCATCTATCCACACAACTCGCAGGTCTTATGGCTAAAACAGACGCCAAATATGACGATATCCCATATAAGTCTCCATCTAATGAGTCCTTGCAAGCGGATAGCGCTGTATTAAAAGACGGTACTGAAATCTATTTAGGCCCAGATGAAGCCGCATATTTGAACGGCCAAGGTGTCGTTACTGCGCTTAATTTCATCGGTGGTTGGAGAGCCTGGGGCAATCGTACCACAGCGTACCCATCTAATACAGATGTTAAGGATTCTTTTATTCCTGTACGCCGTATGTTTAACTGGGTATCCAATACGCTCATTACTTCCTTCTGGTCTAAAATTGACGACCCAGGGAACAAGCGTTTGATTAATAACGTAGTGAATAGTGCCAATGCATGGCTAAATGGGCATACAGCATCCGGTGCGCTTCTTGGGGCTCGCGTTGAGTTCTTGGAATCTGAAAACCCTACAACAGATTTGTTGAACGGAATTTATCGATTCCATGTATATTTAGGTGTGCCAACACCGGCTCGTGAAATCGACTTTATTCAAGAATATGATTCGTCTTACATGAGCACATTATTTAATTAAGAGGGAGGTAACTCATGGCTAAACATAGAGATAAGTTGATTGACTTTGCCATTTTTAGCTCTGGCAGAGAATTATATGGTTACGCCGATGTAACCTTACCTGATATCGAATTTATCAGTGACACCATCAAGGGCGCGGGCATTGCCGGCGAAGTTGATTTGGGTGTACTTGGTCAAACTAAGGCAATGAACATGTCCATTAAGTGGAATACTATTGACAAAGATGTGACCGACCTTGCTAGTCAAAAGGTGCATGATATCGAAATTCGTGGCGCGCAACAATTATATGATTCTGCTAAAGGTGAATTAGTACCGGAAGCGGTTAGCGTATATGCCAAAGTGATGCCTAAGAAAATCGGTCTTGGCAAATTTGAACAGGCAAGTAAAACCGATACCTCTACAGAGTTTGAAATTGTATATTTCAAAATGACTGTTGGCGGTAAAACTCGTACTGAAATTGATAAATTCAACTATGTTTGTGTAATCAATGGTGTTGATTACTTGGCATCCGTAAGGGAGGCATTGGGTAAATAATGGCTACATATGATCGCGAAAAGCTAATTGACGGTTTAAACAATTTAACTGGGTTTGACTTCACAAAGGCGGAACTCCGTGTCCGCCGTGAAGGCGATATGACCCCAGATGTTACATTTTCTAAACGATTTCAGGCAGAAGTTGCCGCCATAGCCTTAAAGGAAAGCGCAAAGGTATTAATGACAATGCCAATCTCTGAATTCACTGAAATGTGCGCAGAGGTAAGCGTTTTTTTATTGCGTGGTTCGGTAGAGAAAATGGGACTTCTCCCGGACAACAATGCCGAAGAATTGCCATCCGACTTAGAGAGTGCGGAGGCATAGACTTTTGGATGTCTACCCCAATCGCTGAAATAGCAGATTGGATAGACGATTTAGAATTTGTTCTTGAAGATGAAAAGCGCTTGAGGGAGGAAGAGGACTAATCCATCAAGCGCTTTTTGCGTACACAAATTTAAAAGAAAGGAGGAACTATGGCGGGTAAAGTATTTGAGATTGCTTTTGCAATAAACGGCGCCTTAGCCCAAGGGTTTAAGACATCGATGCAGCAAGCCAAGGGTACGTTGACGCAATACGGCTCTAAAATGACTGAACTGAAAGCGCAACAAAGGGCTTTGGATTCTGCATTAAAGCAAGGCGTTATATCCATGGACTCTTACCGTAACGCAACGGAGAAAGTTGGCAAGGCGTTAGATCAAACGGCAGCCAAAGACGCAAAACTCAGAAAAGCAATGCAAAATAAAATTGCCGCTGACGCTAATGCTAAAAGCGCTCGTAGTGATTTAGGTAGCACTGTGGCTACTACTGCTGTAATGGCCGCTCCGCTCGTTGGGATGCTATCTAAAGCAGCAGACTTTGAAGCAGTGATGTCAAAGGTAAAAGCAATCACCGTATCTGATGATAAGGCAATGCAACAATTGACGGCCACCGCCCGAGAACTCGGCGAGAAAACAATGTTCTCCGCCACACAAGCAGGCGAAGCTATGACATATCTCGGTATGGCCGGTTGGAATTCTCAACAAATTATGGCTGGTATGCCGGGGCTTTTGAACTTAGCTGCAGCTAGTAATACGGATTTGGCGCGTACTGCTGACATCGTATCTGATGACCTTACAGCCTTTGGATTAAGTGCAGAACACGCAGGGCATATGGCGGACGTATTTGCTAAGGCCACAACCAAGACAAATACAACTGTTGAGATGATGGGCGAAACAATGAAGTACGCCGCACCAGTAGCGCACGCCTTTGGTGCAAGCTTAGAAGAAACAGCAGCACTTACGGGTCTTATGGCCAACAGTGGTATTAAAGCATCTGCAGCAGGTACGGCATTACGTTCTGGTTTCTTACGGTTAGCAGGCACTTCCTCGAAATCAACTAAAGCGATTGAGGAAATGGGGCTTTCGTTAAGCGAAGCCACAGCGCAACAAGAAGAAGCCAAAGCCGCACTAGACAGCCTAGGTATTTCTATGAATGATACCAACGGACCACGTAAGATGGGTGCAATCGTTCGCGACTTAGCAGATAAGACTAAGGATATGAGCAAGGAGCAAAAACTTGCTACACTTTCGACTATCTTCGGCACGAACGCTGCATCAGCTTGGGTAGCTGTTATTGATCAAGGGCCGGATGCGTTAGATAATTTAACGAAGGAACTTGAGAATAGTGACGGCGCCGCTGCTACTATGGCTGAAACAATGCAGAATAATGCACGGGGCGCTATGACGCGATTACAGTCCGCGACTGAGTCAGTGGCAATTTCTATAGGAAGTACGATGTTGCCTACCCTTGCAGAATTGGGTGATTCCTTAGCAAATGAAGCTGCGTATGTATCAAAAGTAGCAAGTGAGCACCCTGAACTTACCGAAGCTATTATCAAAACAAGCGTTGCTGTAGCGGGGATGGTAATTGCTTATAAAGCAGTGAAAGCAGTGTACTTCAGCGTAACGGCGGCCCATGCGGCTTATCGGCTTATGATGGAATCGGAACGTATGGCAACTATGCGCAATGTGATTGCATCGGGCATCCATAGAGCAGGTATGATAGCAGGCACAGTTGCGACCTATGCGGCCGCGTCGGCGCAATGGTTGTTAAATGCTGCGATGAGTGCTAATCCGATAGGATTGGTGATATTAGCTATTGCCGCATTAATTGGTGTTTTGGCGTGGTTAGTCACTCATTTTGAAATTGTATCCGACTTCTGCACATCGATGTGGGAATCCCCTACAGCTGCCATTATCGCGTTCATGGCCGGTCCTATAGGATGGCTGATTTATGCGGCGATGGGGTTAATTGCTAACTGGGACCAAGTGAAAGCCTGGTTCACTCTATTATGGGAAGACCCTAAAGCAGCGCTCGGCCAATTCTATGACTGGGTTATGAGTAAACTCGGAGGTCTGTTTGATTGGATTAGTGAAAAATGGGAATGGGTTAGATCTATTTTCAGTAAACCAATTCAAGCAAGAGTAGAAGGCACGGCAACGGCCAATGGACAATCCGTACAGCATAATGCAAAAGGCGGTATTTATGGCAAAGGGGCATTCCTTACTACGTTTGCCGAAGAATCTGATGAAGCTGCCATTCCTATCAATGGTACACCTAGGGCCGAAGCCTTATGGCGTCAAACTGGTGCTATGATGGGGCTTTTCCCTGGTGAAGGCAACTCTGCAGTATCTGTATCAGCACCAATCAACATCACTATTAATGGTAATGCGGATGCAAGTGCTGTACAACAAATTAAAAGTGCTGTAGGCGGAGCGTTGGATGACCTAGAAGCACGCCTTGCCGAAATCCAAAACCGGAAGGGGCGTGTAAGTTATGCCTAGTAATTTGCGCTATGTGACTGTCAAACTGCAGTATGACCAAAAGGACATAACGCAAGACCTAGTTCCCTATTTAAAGGATTTCAGCTTTAATGACGTGATGTCGGGAGAGGCCGATGATATATCCATTACTTTACATGATATAGAAGAGCTTTGGATGTCCGATTGGTTCCCTGAAAAAGGGGCTAAGCTAACCGCATCAATCGTGTTTCACAACTGGAATGAACCCGGGGACGAGATAGAGATGAAATGCGGACAGTTTGAAATTGATGAAATTACTTGTAAGAATCCGCCGCACGAGGTCACCATAGGGGCTGTTAGTGTTCCAGATGAATCCAAGTTAAGAGGGGAATTGAAGAGTAAGTCATGGGAGAAGACTACTCTAAAAGCTGTTGCGGAGGAGCTCGCAAAAGGAGCGGGGCTTGAATTGTTTTACGATACACCGGAAACGATCAATTTAGACCGGGTCGAGCAATCGGACCAATCTGATTTAGAATTCTTGATGAAAGTCTGTAAGGATAATGGACTGGCGCTAAAGGTTTCAGATAAGCAAGTGATTATTTTTGATGAAACAAAGTTCGAAACAGAAAAAGTAGTCGCAACGCTAATTAAGGGGCCCATGCCTACAGACCTTACAGAAGAACAAATTAAGGAACTGGGGGAAATCATTCCCTATCAGGGGAGCTACTCGCTAAAGACATCGCTAAAGGATGTGTATTGGGGCTGTCACGTAAAGCATAAGAGTACTAAACAAAAGAGTAATATTGAATTCACGTTCAAGGACCCTCACAAAACGCAAGGCAAGATATTACAAGTTAACCAAAGTTGTGAGACTCAAGCAGAAGCGGAACGCTTGGCCAAGAAAAAGCTACGAGAAAAGAACAAAAATGAAATTACTGGTTCAGTCGCTATGCTTGGCCATATCGTGTTGGCCGCATCAGCCACAATCAATTTAAAAGGGTTTGGTAAATTCGACGGTAAGTATATCATTAGTAAATGCTCCCATAAGATAGGGGGCGGATATACGCAAAGCCTAGATATAAGGAGGTGCTTAGATGGATATTAGTGTGGCGTTAAAAAATTTAATTCGTGACGGCATCGTATCTAGTACGGACCCTTCAACCATGACGGCAAGGGTAACATTTCCGGACCGAGACGATTTAGTATCGTATCCACTCGAAGTACTTTCCCATGGATCACAAGATAATAAACACTACTGGATGCCAGGTGTTGGCGAACAGGTATTATGTTTATTTCTACCACAAGATAATAATTTGTCCCAGGGCTACATCTTAGGCACTACGTATAATGCCAAGGATAAGCCCTCTTTTAATGGGCAGAATATCCACGGCATCAAATTTGCGGACGGCTCGACCGTCTCATATGATGCGGACGGTGGTGGTCTTGTAATTAATTGTACCGGTAATTTAACTATTAATGCTCCTTCGGGGGATGTAGTGGTTAACGGAATTAGTTTAGTATCTCATACACATGGTGGCGTCGTTCCTGGTGGCGGAAACACAGGCACGCCGAATTGATAGGAGGTGAGTAACATATCTTTATTTAGTAAATTAGGCAGTACTGCCGCCAATTATAAGAAGAACCTTAATTCACAAGGGCTAAAGAATTTACAAAATACACAATTAGGCGATGTGGCTTACTCTCGCCTATCTAATTTAGCGGATAAGTTTGGCTTGGGTGGATACTTGCCGCAACGCCAATTAGGAAGCTTTGGGAAAATAGTGTTTGTGGCATCCTCCCATACGGTGCGTACGTTCGATGCGTTGGCACGGAATATCAGTGCACGAACAGCGTCTCAAGAAATCATAGGGCAAAAGCCAATACTTGAATTCCTGGGGCCTGATGCGGATGAAATTTCTTTTACAATGAACTTTAATAAGCTATTGGGCGTTGACCCTTTAAAAGAAATTGAAGCAGTGGCCAAGATGTGCCAAGAAGGGCAAGCCGAGCAGTTGATTATTAATGGTAAACCATTTAGTGAGCATAAATTACTGATTACCAGTATAAGCGCAGCAATGAATACGATTGATAATCGAGGTAATGTATTATCCGCATCTATTAATGTAACGCTGAAGGAGGCTCCCGATATTCCTAAAGTTGTAATCACACCTAAACAAGGAGGCGATACAAATGCAAATTGACGTAAGCGCTCGTCTTGACGGCATTGATTTTGCCCCTAAGGATATTCTTACTGAGATTATTCAAAATGTGCGAACCATTATTTCTACAACGCAATTTTCTGTACCGCTTGATAGGCGATTTGGTATTGATGGTACCGTCATCGACTTGCCTCTACCTGTAGCGATGGCCAGAATATCCGCGGAGGTGATTCGGGCCATTACTGAATATGAGCCACGTTGCAGAGTTGTGTCCGTTGACTTTGAAAGAACGGAAGCAACAGATGCGGAAGAAGGACATTTGTTGCCTAAGGTATCAATTGCTATAAAAGACGAATGGCTAGAAAGTGTAGGTGGCTATGAATCAATATAGAACCATCCAAGGGGATATGTGGGACGGTATTGCATTTAAAGTGTATGGCAGCGAAGCCTATATGAATGTGCTGTTAGAAGCCAATCAAGAGTATGCTCAATATGTGATATTGCCTGCTAATCTTATTTTGAAATGCCCTGATGTAGATATAAGGGCGACTATTAATTTACCACCGTGGAGGCGATAATAATGAACTTACCTGAAATCAACTTTGTCACGGCGGATAAAGATGCCGTTGAGAAGGAAATATTCGCCCTCTACTCTTCTATTACTGGGCGAAAGTTAGCACCAGCGGACCCTATCCGTTTATTTCTTTTAGCGATTACTAATATTGTGATTTTATTGCTAAACCGCATCAACGATACGGGCAAGCAGAATCTTCTGGCATATGCTAGAGGCAACAACCTAGACCATATAGGTATAGCCCTAGGCGTAGAACGCTTACAAGCTACGGGCGCGGTCACTACTATGAAGTTGACTGCATCAATGGCACGGCCCGAAGGTATAGCTATTCCAAAAGGTACACGATTTACTTCGGGAGATGGTGCATTTTTTGCACTAACTGAGCCTTACTACTTATCAGCTACTGAAACCATGATACAAGTAAAAGCGGTATGTACAGAAGCTTCGGCTAAAGGGAATGGCTACCCAGCAGGGTCGATTACCACTCTTGTAGATCCGATTCCGTATATCGCAAGTGTAACCAATATTACAATATCTGAAGGTGGCGCCGATACGGAGACGGACGATGCGTTCCGCGAACGTATTAGGGAAGCGCCTGAAAGCTTTTCTTGTGCAGGGGCCGAAGGGGCCTATGAGTTTTTTACAAAAAAAGCATCAGCCCTTATTAGCTCCGTGAAAGTGGTATCACCTAAACCAGGGGATGTAGTTGTATATCCTGGTCTAGTATCGGGGGAAATTGCTGGAGAAGAAATTCTTAAATTAGTGGAAGCCACTCTCACTGATAAGAAGGTGCGGCCACTTACTGATAATGTGTCTGTAAAAGCGCCAATTGCTAAGAATTATAGTATCGATATTCAGTACTATATTGATTCGGATAATTCGTATTACGCTGACACGATTAAAGGTCGTGTGGATGCAGCTGTTACGGATTACATAGCATGGCAATCCGGAAAAGTAGGGCGCGACATCATTCCATCTGAATTAATTCGCCGTGTAATGGAAGCCGGGGCTAAACGTGTTAGCGTAACATCCCCTGTATTTACCGTTGTGAAAGACGGCAAGAAGGAGGATGGATACCAAGTGGAATTGGCGCAGTGTACTGGTAAGACTATCACATATGGAGGTGTAGAGCATGAATGATCTCTACAAATTCAAATTAAAGGATACGCTGCCGAGCTCGATTGCTAATGATGCTAATGTTCAAGCCTTAGCTGAAGTGGTTACGTTGAAACTTATGGTGTTGATGCCGTTCGTGGATAGACTAACTATCTTGTCGCATCTTAATGAATTAAGCACGCCAATACTTGACGAGTTAGCCTGGCATTTACACGTTGACTTCTACGATGAAGCTGTAGCGAGAGAACAAAAGATTAAATTAATTTTGAGTTCTATCGCTTGGCATCGAAGAAAGGGCACCGTTGGATTAGTAGAAGAAGCTATCGGCGAATTGTATTCAGAATGTGAGGTTGTGGAAAACTGGGCTTATGATGGCGGTAAGCCTTATCATTTTAAGCTACAGATGTCCGGTTATATGATGACACCTAATATTCGAGAGCGCGTGCTGCGTATATTAGAATTTGTCAAGAATAAGCGGTCTTGGCTAGATGGTATCGAATATGTGCATGCTATTAATTCAGGCGGCGTGTATGCTGGAGGTATTGCAACGGCTGCGGGCAGTGCTGTTGCTGAACCTAGCCTTAAAATCTCGACAGGTCCACAAACGCAACAAATCTATACCGGCGGTATTGTTACCGTTCACCAATACATTCATATATAGGAGGTTTACATGGCAAAATATCCTGCAGTCATTACAACAATGGCGGGAACAAATACTATTGCGGAAGCTAATGCAAGTAAGCAAGCTTTGATTTTTACAAAAATTGTTATCGGTGCAGGCGACATGCCCACATCAATTCCACGTGCTACGGCGTTGACTGATAAGCGTTTAGAATTAGCGATTACTAAAAGCGTTAAGACGGGTGACGGCCAATTCATGGTACAAGGCTTACTCTCGAATAAAAACCTTGAAGCCGGGTTTTATGCACGAGAAATAGGGCTCATGGCCAAAGCTGGTGAGAATGGGCAGGAGGTGCTATTCTCTTACACAAATGGTGGCAACTATGTTGACTACATCCCTGATAAGAATACGCCGATGGATAGCTACACATTTACAATTACTACCGTGATTGGCAACGCTGAAAAGGTGCAAGCGATTATTTCCGATAATGGAGTAGCATCTGTCCATGATTTGGAAGCGCATAATACGGATCCGGGAGCACACGGCGGACTGCTTCAAAATTTAAAAGGGCAATTAGTTACTCATAATACAGATATTTCCTCTCATCCAGCCATTACGGCTATGATTGCCAAAATCCTTGGTTCATCTAATTGGCAAGAAGAACCTGTAGCCACTTTGAAGGATATAAAAAATAAGCTAGGCGAAGGCGGAATAGTGGCGCAACGCTTTGGAGAAAGCGGTTTTGTGAAATATGCTAACGGATTCACTATCCAATGGGGAATAGTTAAAAGAGGCCGTCTCGATATGTGGTATACATCACCTACACAATTTCCAATTGC